CAATTAACAATTACTACGGAACTGTTGGTGCAGTACGCAAAGTTGGGTTCAACGGTAATTTGAGCAGTATTGGCGGCATCTCAGGAACAACTCCAACAGGTTTAATACTGGGACAACAACAAACAAATACCACACAGGTAAAGTCAATTGCTACTGGAGCTGCAACAGTAATTACTACCCTGGCCAATGGCGCAGGCAGTTTTGATTACCAATTGGACAACGGTACACTTTATAGATATGGCACATTCAGTTACACCAACACTGGCAGTGCAGTAACATTTGAAGACAGTTATACAGAAACTGGCTCGGGATTGAGTGCAAACTTGTTTGCTAATGCTACAGGTAACTTGTCAATTACGACAGGTACTGCGGCAACGTTGAAATACAATTTAAAACAATATATTACTTTTAGTTAATGTGGAAATTAGAAACCAGTGAGCGTATTGCTCGCTGGCGTGACTTTCGAAAAAGTCTTGATGACTTGCCTTTGGCTGACGCAGTTCAAGCAGTAGCCGAATTTTGGCACACATGTCCGTATCAACCTTACTATTTGGATCCTAAAGATGTTGAATCTTGGCCCACGGCTTGGGATTTAATCTCCGAAAACTACTACTGTGACCTTGCAAAAGCCCTAGGAATGTTGTATACTATACAGTTCACACAACACGGAAACACACTAGATGCAGAAATACACATATATAATGATCCCGAAACTGGTTATGTGTATCACTTACCTGTTTTGGCAAGTGGGAAATATGTTGTTAATTTCATTGACAATAAGATCTTAAATATTGAATCAATAAACAAAAAGTTGAAGTTAAAACGCTTGTACACAAGCGCAGAATTAAAATTAAAATAAGAGGTATCAATGACAAGTATTCAAGTCACAAAAAGAGATGGTAATAAAGAAGAACTAGACCTAGAAAAACTACATAAAGTAGTATTCTGGGCAACACAGGGCATAACAGGGGTTAGTGCCAGCGAAGTAGAAATCAAAAGCCACATACAGTTTTACAACGGAATTAAAACTGCAGATATTCAAGAGACACTGATCAAAAGTGCCGCTGACTTGATCAGTGAAGAAACACCCAATTACCAGTACGTTGCTGGCAGACTAATTAATTATCATTTACGCAAAGAAGTCTATAACGACTACACACCTTGCACCTTACTTGAATTGGTCAAACGCAATACAGAACGTGGATTTTATGATCGGGACTTGATCGCCGCTTATACCGCCGCAGAGTGGGCCGAAATGAATGAACACATCAAGCACGAACGTGATGAAAGTTTTACGTATGTTGCTATGGAGCAATGGCGCGGCAAGTACCTGGTACAGAACCGTGTGACAGGGGAGATATTTGAAACTCCACAAATGGCGTATATGCTTATCGCCGCTACCTTGTTCCAGAAGTATTCAACGGAGACTCGCTTGCAGTGGGTTAAAGACTATTATGATGGAATTAGCAATTATGACATTTCCCTACCTACTCCTGTCATGGCTGGTGTGCGAACACCACAGAAACAGTTCAGTAGTTGCGTTCTTATTGAGTCTGATGACAGTCTGGATAGTATTAATGCTACTAGTAGTGCTGTTGTTCGGTATGTGAGTCAAAAGGCCGGCATTGGTCTAGGTGTTGGTAGTATCCGTGCGTTGGGTTCGCCTATTCGCAATGGTGACGCTTACCATACAGGCATTACACCTTTCTTAAAATTGTTCCAAAGTGCCACACGTAGTTGTAGTCAAGGCGGTGTACGCAATGGAGCCGCAACTGTATACTATCCCATATGGCATCTTGAAGTTGAAGATATGTTGGTGTTAAAGAACAATAAGGGTACTGAGGACAATCGTGTGCGCCACATGGATTATGGCGTCCAATTTAACAAATTAATGTACGAAAGGCTTATTCAAGGAGGCAATATCACCTGTTTTAGCCCCCACGATGTGCCGGAAATGTACGAGGCTTTCTTTAACAACCAAGAGCGTTTTAAAGAACTTTATGAACGTGCAGAACGCAATACCAAACTACGTAAGAAAACTTATCCTGCGGCCGAGCTGTTTAGTAAGTTTATGAGTGAGCGTAAAGATACAGGACGTATCTATTTGCAAAACGTAGACCATGCCAACACACACAGTCCGTTCCAGGAAGCGATCCATCCTATTAGGCAGAGCAATTTGTGTGCAGAGATTGATTTGCCCACACGTCCATTACGAGACATTAACGATCCGGATGGCCGTATTGCATTGTGTACATTGAGTGCGTTGAACTGGGGCAATGTCAAGTCGCCAAAGGACTTTGAGAAAATGGCCACACTGGCAGTACGTGGACTAGATGCATTGTTAAGTTATCAAAACTATCCTGTATTGGCTGCACAAAAGTCAACAGAAGAATTCCGCCCATTGGGTGTGGGCATTATTAACTTTGCCTACTTCCTGGCCAAGCATGATGTCAGTTACAGTGATCCGGCTGCATTGGCTCTAGTAGATGAATATGCAGAAGCCTGGAGTTACTACTTGATCAAAGCGTCGGCAGACTTGGCCGCAGAACAAGGACCTTGCACTAAATGGCAAGAACTCAAATACGCAAATGGCGAATTACCAATTGACACACGCAAGCGTGAAATTGACGAACTAGTACCACATCAAGAGCGTATGAACTGGCGTGCCTTACGTGAGCAAATTTTGGACACTGGTATTCGTAATGCCACACTAATGGCATTAATGCCAGCCGAGACTTCAGCACAGATAAGTAATGCTACCAACGGAATTGAGCCACCAAGAAGTTATGTAAGCATCAAGGGCAGTAAGCATGGTCAATTAAGGCAAGTAGTACCCGAATACAGAAAACTCAAAAACAAATATGAACTATTATGGGATCAATCAAGTCCAGAAGGTTACTTAAAACTATGTGCAGTTCTGCAAAAATATATTGACCAAGGCATTAGTGTCAACACTTCGTACAATCCTAGATTCTACGAAGACGAAAAAATCCCTATGAGTGAGATGCTCAAGCATCTGGTCATGTGCTACAAATACGGTTTAAAACAACTCTACTATTTCAACACCATGGACGGACAAGGCGAGATTGATGTAGACAAAATGACAGCCGCAGAAAACAAACCAGCAGAAGAACTCGCAGATCAAGAAGATTGTGATAGTTGCGTAATTTAAAGAGAAAGACTTATGAGCGTTTTTAACATTGACAATAAAACAAAACATACAGAAGCATTGGCATTTTTAGATACTGGCGGCAGCGTCAGTATCCAACGATACGAAACACTAAAGTATAGACAATTCGATAAACTAACAGACAAACAATTAGGATTCTTTTGGCGCCCAGAAGAAGTAGATGTACTTCGTGATGCCAAAGACTTCAAAGAACTAACACCTTTCGAACAACACATATTCACAAGCAATTTAAAAAGACAAATCCTATTAGACAGTGTGCAAGGACGCAGTCCTAATCTAGCGTTCTTGCCCTTAGCCACTATTCCCGAATTAGAAACTTGGATTGAGACTTGGGCCTTTAACGAAACCATTCACAGCCGTAGTTATACACACATTATTCGTAATGTGTACGGCAGTGATCCCAGCGCAGTATTTGACACAGTACTAGAAATTCCTGAGATTGTTGATTGTGCAAAAGACATCAGTAAGTATTACGATGATGTTATTACTGCTAGCCAATGGTATCAGTTGTTAGGCGAAGGAACACATGTGGTTAACGGCGAGGAAATAACGGTTAACTTACGTGATCTTAAGAAAAAGTTATGGTTAGCAATTAATTGTGCCAATGCATTAGAAGGAATAAGATTTTATGTGAGTTTTGCCTGTAGTTGGGCCTTTGCCGAACTAAAGAAAATGGAAGGCAATGCTAAAATTATTAAACTTATTTGCCGTGATGAAAATATTCACTTGGGTGCAACGCAGACAATGATTAAACTATTGCCACAAGATGATGCTGTGTTTGCTGAGATCCGTGATGAAACACTGGCAGAATGTACTGCTATATTCCTAAGTGCAGCACAACAAGAAAAAGATTGGGCCAAGTATTTGTTTAAAGATGGGTCAATGATTGGTCTTAATGAACAACTGCTAAGTCAGTATGTTGATTGGTTAACTTGTAAGCGTATGACCGCAGTACATTTAGATTGTGGTATGAAACCTGGTAGTAATCCCTTGCCTTGGACTGCAAAATGGATCGCAGGATCAGAAGTTCAAGTGGCACCTCAAGAAACAGAAATTTCTTCCTATGTAATTGGTGGTACCAAGCAAGACGTTGATGGTAACACATTCAAGGGATTTAGCCTGTGATTTTATACACAGTTGGGTGTAGTTTTACCTATGCACAACAGCGTGGATGGCCCAAGATACTAGCAGACAAAATAAATTTTAAATTAGAAAATAAAGGGCACCCTGGTGCAGGCAACACTTATATAGGCAATGCACTTCTATTAGATTCTATGTTTGCTCGCGAAAAGCCGGACCTAGTGGTTATAATGTGGAGTGGCTTGACTCGTAAAGATTTATCTGTGGATCATAAAGACCAGCACATAATGTCTGCGCTAGACGGGTATGGATATATTCGCTGGACCGGGCATGATACTAGTTATCTTTTAAGTGGCGGAGGCCAAATTGGTAGTTGGCACTGGCACCCTGCTACCAAAGAGATTTTTGATCCTTTGTACAAGTTTAGTAACGAAAAAACTATGGCCCAGGATACATTAGTGCAGATAATTAACACTCAAGACTATCTTAAACAAAACAATATTCCCTACTTAATGAGCAGTTATGTCAATTATTGGGGCAACGATAAAAAAGTTGCAGACTTAGATTATGGCATTGGACAATTTGGAGATCTAAAATATCTAGTAAATAAAATTGATTTTTCTCGCTGGGTGTTTGCTAACGAAAATAAAGATTGCATACATGAACTTGCTAAAATGAATAATGACCTTGAAGAGGATAATTTTCATCCAGGCTTTGACACTCATGAAAGATGGGCAGATTTAATATTGAAAAAACTCAATGAGGATAATTACATTACAATGGAGAAGAAATGATAACAGTTTACAGTAAAAACAATTGCCCCTATTGCGTTCAAGCAAAAAACTTGTTAAAGAGCAAAGGTGTGCAGTTTGAGGAAATCAACATCGAAGAACGACCCGAGGCACGTGAGTTTATTGTTGCAGAAGGACATAGAACAGTCCCACAAATTTATCGAGACGGTAAAGTCCTAGTTGAAGGTGGCTACATGGGCCTGGCCAAACAACTACCAGAATTTTTTGAAACACTTAAAGAAGCAGTATAATGTTAATCGCAAAATCAAAAATTGATATCGACGATATCGCAACATTCAAGTTAAGCAACGGTGACGAACTAGTTGCAAAGGTTGTCAGCAAAAGCCCGTTGGGCGACTTTGTGATCAACAAACCACACAGCGTTATTCCTAGCCAGCAAGGGGTAGGATTATACCCCAGTCTCATCACTGCTGACCCAGACTCAAATCTAGCCATTGACCATAATCATATTATGATGTGTGCGCCCACAATTCCTGAAATTGAATCACACTATATCAAAATGACCACTGGCGTTGTAGTGGCTCCTAAACAGAGTATTATTGTCTAATGTCCAAGGCTGCACGTAAAGGCGACAAAGATCAATTTGCGTATGCCATTACGGGCAACACTGTGGCCACGGTCAAAATCGATGGACTGGAGGCTGCAGCCAATGGCAGTACACTCAGTGATGGCTTATCAATTGACACTGGTACCATTGCCACAGTACGATTCAATGGCTCCCCGGCCGCGGTGGTGGGCAGTAGCACCAGTGCCAAACACCCCAACAATCCAGGAAAAACTCAGTCGGGTGTGATTGCATCAGGCAGTGACGCAGTCAGCATTACAGGCTAAAAATTCATTAACTGCACAGTTAATGGCAACTTATTCTCCATAAACTACATAGATAACCTGTTATACTAGCATATAACTTAAAAAACCATTGGTTATATAAACTTACAGTCTGCAAAGATTGTATATTAGGAGGACGAAGCATGAACAAGATTTTAACAATCTTAGTTGCACTTATCGCCCTGACCGTAATGGCACCCGGTCATGCAGAAGATAAAATCAATAGAGACTTAACATGTCTGGCTCAAAACATTTATTATGAAGCTGGCAATGAAGTCGAAGAAGGCAAAGTTGCAGTTGGCCTTGTTACCATTAACAGAAGCAACAGTGGAAGATACCCCAGCAGTATTTGCGGTGTGGTAAATCAAAAGACAGCGGTATCAAAATCCCGAACTGTCACAGAGGATCGAGTTCAATATGACGCCGTTGGGCGTAAGCGTGTTGTCACTGACAGTCGTCAAGTCACCACCTCTCGCACAGTTTGTCAATTCTCTTGGAGATGTGAAAATGTTACCAAAATTAAGTACAACAGTACACGCTGGAATGCGAGCCTTGAAGTTGCCCAAAACCTGCTTGCAGGAGGGTATGAGGAATTCCGTGACAAATATCGAGACGCTGAATATTTTCATGAAGTGCATATTAGACCCAGTTGGGCACGACAAAAGCATCGTATCGATCGCATAGGTGGTCATATATTCTATGCCGAGCGGGCTCCGGAATCGGTAGAGTTGACA